CAACTTCTTTAAATCTTACCTCCAGATTTAACACTAAAGTAAATTTATCAGATACCTCAAATATGTTAGTGCCATACCTTCGGAAGGCTGACACGACAAATATGTTATTACCATACTTTAGGGATGCTGACACAACTTCTTTAAATCTTACCTCCAGATTTAACACTAAAGTAAATTTATCAGATACCTCAAATATGTTAGTTCCATACCTTCGGAAGGCTGACACGACAAATATGTTATCGCCCTACTTTCGAGATGCTGACACAGTAACCTTGTCAAATAGGATAAATCTTAAATTAAACATTTCTGATACCTCTGCCTTCGCCCGTGACAATCAAATCAGTGGTACAAGTGGGCAGGTGGCTTATTTTAATTCAAGTAACTCTGTTATATCCGATGCTGGTTTAATATACAATGCAACAAATAAGTCATTAGGAATAAATACCACAACCACGTCTGGCGCAAATTTAATTATTAAAAACAGTCAAGAACCATCAAGAGACACGGTTGTGGCAACGCAAACATTTGCAGCGGATACAACGAATTGGACAAGGGGAGCAGGCTGGGCATTCAATGGAACACAGGCGGTAGCAACGGCAGCAACGGGTAATTTGACTTACACGCCTTCATTAACTATTACAAGTGGGAATGCTTACGAAATTACATACACGGTTACAGGTTATTCAGCTGGAACATTGACGGTAGCATTAGGTAATGTAAGCTTAGCATTACCAACACATAACGCAACAGCAAATGTAATTTTATTAACACCAACAAGCGCAACAGGAGGTTTTCGATTTACAACCTCAACATTTACAGGCAATGTTGATAATGTGAGTATAGTTGAAATAAGCAACGTAGCACCTATTATATTTGCCGGGCAAGACGATGGGTCAACAACTTTATATAATAGTTTAAGAATGCCAAATAGTACATCACTTATGTATGGTGGCGGTGGAAGATATACAACGGGAACTAATAATGTGGCTAACGGGACAAATACTCTTCAATCTAATACAACAGGTTTTAATAATTTAGCCAATGGTACAAGTGCGCTGCAATCTAATACAACAGGAACTAATAATGTGGCTAATGGGACAAATACTCTTCAATCTAATACAACAGGAAGTAGCAATGTAGCTAATGGTACAAATGCACTTAGATCTAATACAACAGGAAGTAGTAATACTGGCATTGGGCAAGATGCACTTCGAAATAATACAACAGGTTTTAATAATGTGGCAAATGGTACAAGTGCACTGCAATCTAATACAACAGGAACTAATAATGTGGCTAACGGGACAAATACTCTTAGGTCTAATACAACAGGAGGCAGCAATATAGCTATTGGTACAAATACTCTATTATCTAATACAACAGCTAATAATAATACTGGCATTGGAGCAGATGCACTTCTATCTAATACAACAGGAAGTAGCAATATAGCCAATGGTACAAGTGCGCTGCAATCTAATACAACAGGAGCGACTAATATAGCTATTGGTACAAATGCACTTCGTTTTAATACGACAAGCAGCAATAATACAGCTATCGGTTCAAGTGCGCTGCAATCTAATACAACAGGAGCGACTAATACAGCTATTGGTGCAAGTGCACTTCGATCTAATACAACAGGAGGAAATAATACAGCTATTGGTAATTCTTCAATGTATAATACAACCGTTGGTGACACCTTGACAGGCTCAAATAACATTGCCATTGGCGCAAATACAATTGACAATATTCGTTTTGAAGCGTCTGGCAACGTTGCTATTGGCAACCAAGTTGACCTTCCCACTAACAACGGCTCAAACCAAGGCGTTTACCAAAATGTTTTATTTTTCACGGGCGCAAGTGGCACAGGAACAACTATTGCCGCAGCCTCAAAAGCAGGCATAAAAACGGCAACGCCAAATCGTGACCTTGAGGTGGCAGGAGAAGTAAGGATAACTGATTTAACAACCGATGCACCCACGCGCCTTGTCGGTGCAGATACTGACGGTGACTTGGGGCAGGTAACATTGGGTGCAGGCTTAAACCTTACATCTTCAAGTTTACTTGCTGATACCAATTTCCTTGTTACAAGATTTGACACCACTTCCATGCTTACAAATTACCTTCGCACGGGGGTGGCGGCATCGACGTATCTTACTCAATCAAATGCGGCATTAACATATCTGCCATTAACAGGTGGAACATTGACAGGCGCATTGAGTGGTACAACTGGCACTTTTAATACAAGACTTGGAGTCGGTAGTATTGAAAATCCTTCTGTTACAAGTTTGTTTACAAGTGGTTCTGGTGACCAAGAAGTTCATTTTACTCATTCGGATAATTTTCCTGGAAGAAAAGTAAGTTTAAGATTAACAAATAATAATAGTGGATTTTATACTTATGGTGGTTTGATTTATGCATTACAAGGAGAAGGATTAAATCAATATACACGAATGACATTAGGGGTAAATACTAATGAGATAATGCATCTAACAAGATTTTCAAGAGTTGGAATATTAAATGATGCTCCATCTTATACCCTTGACGTTAATGGCACATTTAACGCAACTGGCAACAGTTTAATAGGTGGCACGCTCGGTGTCACTGGCGCAACGACCTTGTCCGCACCTTTGACAGTCAACTCCTCAGCCGTATTCAACGAAGGCTCAACTGATTCCGATTTTCGCGTGGAAAGCGACGGAAACGCAAACATGGTTTTCGTGGATGCGTCGACGGACAGGGTGGGCATTGGTTATGCGTCACCGACAAAGACGCTTGATGTGAATGGGGAAGTAAGAATAAACACGTTAACGGCAACGCCGACAAGTTTACTTGGAAAAGACGGGAGTAACGTTGTGGGCGAGGTTACAACCGTGGCGCAAACGGGCTTAATGAAAAGTGGCGGCACAACGGCTAACACATCTTCGGTTGGAATAATTACCGTTGCTCACGGATTATCATATACTCCCTCTCAAGTCATAGCAACAATAAGTCAACAAAATAGTTATGTAATTGTCTGTCATTCAAAGGATGCGACTAATCTATCATTTACTGTTTATGATTCAGTTACAGGTAATCCACTAAATAATGTATCTGTTGGATTTTTTTGGCTTGCAATTAAATAAACTTAAAAACATAAATATGAAAAAAATATTTTTCTTTTTATTATTTGCGTCTCAGCTTCAAAGCCAGACAATTACTTTTGACACATCGTATGTCAAAATCATTGACAATGCTTATTATCTTATTTATCGTGCCGATTATGCTGACGGTGGGTATTACGAAAAAGCCTCAATGATTGGGGATACAAGTCAGCTTTATTATGGTGCTTTGTCAAGTTTTGAAAACAATGCAAATAACTTTGCTGACAAGGTTGTGGCTTATTATGACTTCGGAAGGAAAATAACAGCAGCCATAAGGGAGAATAATAACATTTTGACAATGACTGGCAAAAATCCTTTAGATACTATTTTAAAAAACAATGAGGAATTTTTTACAGGAAACAAATGGCAAATAAGCGCGCTTGGAACAACGGCAGCCGTTGACTTTAATTACAATAAAAATACAAGTGCATTCAGGTACATTGTCGAAGGCTCAACGGCAAAGAACGCTATTGTATTTTCAAAGTTTGCGATACGATTAATAAGTTATCCAATCTTAGGACAATTTGTTGATTTATATTGGGAGGAGGCAAAAAACAGGTATATTTCACAGGATGGAAAAATAATTTTAAGGCAATTAAAACCAATGCGATGAAAGTAACCTTAATCAACTTTTTGCACCTTGGATGGGAGAAAATAACATACGCGATTTGCTGTGGTTATATTTTTTCTTTCTTTATACCGATTAAGGGATTTTTGATTTTTACAATTTTCGTGGTTTTCGCGGACATGGCTACGGGGATCATTGCGGCAAAAAAGGAGCAGCAAAAGATAAATAGTAAAGGGCTTTACCGAACCATGGAAAAAATCGTCGTTTATTTTTGTGGTATCCTTATATTCGAGGGTGCAAGAAATACTTTTTCCCTGCCTTTCAACATTACTTACATGGCAGCGTTTTTAATTGCAACGGTGGAGCTTTATTCTATTGCTGAAAATATCAAACGCATCACAGGCGTAAACTTAGGCGTTTTAATTACTCGTTTTTTTAATCGTTAAAATAAATAATATGCAGACTAATTTAAAAGAAGCATTGAAAAATGCAGATGGGATAAAGTCACCAATAGGTGACATCGCTTGTTATTCGATGAACTTTGCGGAGCTTGCTTCGGAGATAAACGTTCATTTAGAAGGCAACAAAGTGAAATTCACATGGCGCGAATATATCCAGTTAGCCCAGATAATTTGGGATAAGATTAAGGAGACATCAAAAGAATGTGCTGGGAAGGAAATTCAAGTAAATTTACCTCCCAAATTTTCTTTGATTTCAGCAGCTTTTTCACTTATCGGATTTCGTTTGTAAAGAAATAGGCGCAGCAAGAATCGCTACCTTATGCGTTTTACAGGGCGGTGCATTGACTTGCATCGCCCTTAAAAATATCAAAATATGAAAGCATCTAAATTTTGCATCTTCATCGACGCAGGTCATGGAGGCATTGACGCAAAGAAAAAATTACCTTACAATTATACGACATACCCGTCAAAGTGCGCTCAGCATAACAACGCAAAATTTCACGGTTACGGGTGGTTCTTTGAAGGTGTATTTAACCGCGACGTTGCGGTAAAGATTGAGCAGTATTTAATCGACTGGGGCTTTCCCGTGATTCGCGTGTACGATCCTGTATTGGACGTATCATTGACAAAGCGCGTGGCGAAGGCAAATATTAACGCCAAAAATTACGAAGATTCTTTATACCTCAGCATCCACGGCAACGCGGCGGCTTCGCCCAATGCAAGGGGTTTCGAGGTGTTCACGAGCAAGGGCAAAACAAGGTCGGACATTTACGCTGAGTTCTTGTTTAACGAAGTTCAGGAGGCTTTTCCGAAATGGGTGTATCGCATGGATACAACGGACGGGGATAAGGATAAAGAAGAAAGTTTATTTGTTATTACCCAAACAAATATGCCTGCGGTATTGAGCGAAAATGGCTTCTTTACCAATTACCACGATGCACTAATGATGTTTGACCCCGTGTTTCAAAATACGTTGGCTTTGTCTCATGCACGGGCGGTCGTGGATTACGCGAAAACGCAAGGGGTAATATTTTAAATAAAAAAAGGGCTGGTTCAAATGCCAGCCCCGATATACACATCAACAATTCAACAAATTAGTAATCAATCAATTATAAGTTTTATAAGCTTTGCGGCTGATTCTTTTAAAATATCCGTGTCCTTTGAGTGATAAAGTTGATAACAAATGCTTATCATTCTTTCTTTATTCATTGATTGATAGGCGGGCATTGTCTCAGGAATCAAAGGGTTCAAGTAAAAATTTATTACCGATTGTTTGCTGTTTACCGTGTCGGCAAAACGGACAGGATCCGGGCGCGCGTTAAAACATCTTTGCGCCTCCTTCCATTGTTCGGAGGTTAAGCCGTCTGTTAATTCGTTATTTTTCATTTTTCATATAATTTTTTGCCATAAGCGCAAGAAAAAAAGCGTCGATTTCATCTTGACTTATTTTGGCTGGTTTAAAATCTGGTTCAAATTTCAGTCGCTCACTTGCGACAACTTTCATAAACACGTCTTTGTTAAATTTTTTACCCTTTGCCTCAGGTGAAATATTGTATGCCTCAATGTCATGTTCCTTTATCCATTCGTAAGCTATTCGCGAAGCGGCTTGGTTCATGCCAACGTTGCGGCTCATTCGGGAAAGGATCGCGCGGTTGATTGAATTATTAAAGGTCACATTCTGGATGCTTGAATCTTCCACGAGAACAATGGGGTTAAATTGAGACCAGCTCGGGACGTCGCTAATAAAATCGACAAACCTTTTATATCTTTTAAAAATCATGGTGCGGTCTGCGATAATGCAAACCGCCATTCCCTTTATTCTTAACGCTGGGTCAACGCCTATCAGTGTCCTCAAAGTGTTATTGTTTTGAATGAAGATACAAAGTTTTTTGCCGTTGTTCCCGTGTTTTCTTCCGTTGCTTTTGCCTCAACCTTTACGCGTGGTTTCCTTTTACGCTTTGGCTTTGGCTCAGGTGCATTGATTCCATAAGCCTCAACTCCCTTGTCAACAAAGTTGATTTCAAGAAGGTAACCAAAAACAATAATTGTTCCGACAAATAAAAACATGGTTATAAATTCGCCGCCTTCGTACTTTTCCTGCAACCCGAAGAAGATTTCAACCAAGGCGACAAGCGTCGCGCCCAGGGCAATCTTTGGCGGGTAAGTGCTTCGCCCTTTGGTTGGATTCAGGAAATCCATGAAAACCACGGCAAAGCGTCCGAGCTGCAAGATACTCGCGGCAATGATCGCAAGCCAAAAGTCAATGGGGAGAAAAATAGCGGTAAGGTAGGCGTTGATGCCATACGTTAAAACGATTGTTAAAAGCATGATGGTGGGAATGTTATCTGAGATTGACTCAAATGTCCATTTAAATTGAAGGTTGTTAAAATTCTTTTCCATGATTAATTTGTTTTTTGTTGTGTGTAAAAAATTAGGGCAGCTGGGGGCGCTGCCCTGTATAAACAATTATTAAGCGTAAACAATTTCTTCGGTGAAAAATTTGCCGTCAACGTATTTTAAGCGGCGTGTTGGCAATTCGTTTTTATCTGCTTTCTTTGTTGCAGATGGACGGTAGCTTGTTTTTACAAGCGCATAAGCAATTACCCAAAGTTGCTTATCTGTGAATGTTGACTGGCTTGTTAAAATGTTTAGAGCCAAAGATCCTTCAGGAAGGTAAGATTTAATTTCATTTACTTTTGTTTCAATTGCGTCTAATCTTGCTTCGCTAACATAAGAGCCAACAGAAGACACATGATTTTTTGTTGGGTTGATGAAATTAATAGAATTGAACACTTCTTTTGCAGATAGTGGCGCAGATGCCACTTCTTCCTGTACGTCAACTATTGGAGCGTACCAAGCATTTTCGATTTTTCTTCCCTTGTAACCGTTGTAAGACGTGTGGTTTAAGTGATAATAAATGCCATTTTTTACGATAACCATTGGAGCGTCTTGTAATTCAATGCCATTTTCTGCAAAAAATTTATTTGCAGTTTTTTTAAAGATAACTGGCTTGTCATTTTTTACAGTCATTAAAGACTTTAAAGAAGATCTTAATTCATTTTTTGGTGCTGAGTAATTTAAAGCTGTCATTTTGTTTGTTTTTGTTGTGTGAAATATCGTTTCGTTGTTTCGATATGTAAATATACAAAGTAATATTTAAACAAAAAAATATTTACAAAAATAAATGCAAAATAATTTAAAATTCATCTCTTTTGCCTTTTAATGGGTAATGGTTCTTTTTCAACTCCCAGAACTCAGCCATAAGCGAGGCGCGAAATTTGTAATCCCTGTCCGTGTGATACCCTGACTTGTAAACACATTTACAAATGGATTCGTATAAACGTATGCCTTTCAACTTGTAATTTGCCTTCTTGCATTCCGCGTACCTTCCTGAGTTTAAAACGCCCGCCCAAAGTTTCATCCCTTCTTCCGTGGAACTTGCACTCATGAACTTGGCGCGAATATACTTGTCACGTCCGCGAATGACCTCCCGTGTTTTGTACGTCACTGACTTTTGATTTTTCAAAGCCTTCACGCCTCCAGCGTTCGCGTGCTTGCGCCAAAGTTCTGTTTCAACTCCTGAGGTAGTCGCCTCAATGATGAAAAATGAATAAATCATTGACACGGGGAAGTCGGTCAGGTGATGCACGTTCATAAGCATGGATTCGTAGGAATAGGCAAGCCAAATACGACGCATTTTAAACAGGTCAATTTTGTCAAGGTTTCTGAATCCTTTGCCTTCCAGATTTTGCCTTAATTCGTGAATATTCATTTTTCGTATTTCCCAACCGTATGACCGTGAGCCATAAGCCAATTCGTTGACTTCGCCTTTTTCTTCTTTTGCAGGAAAGGTAAGCGTGGTTATTTTGTGGACGTAAACCGTATCGCGTTCAATGATGGGAATGAATGAGGTATAATTGTACTGGGTGTTTATTGGGGAATAAATCAACCCAACCACGAAGGCAACGCCAACACCTGCGGCAACTTGGTACGGGAGGCGTTTGTTCTGAGGGACGTAATCAATAATAGGATCTTTCATAAAATTGGTTTTTAAACTGGTAAATAAATTTCTTATTGTAAAAATATATATAATTATTTATAATAAAGAATATTTACAACAATAAAATAAAAAAAAATGTCCGCATCGAAAGGATACGGACACAAAAGAACACTTTAACAACTTACTACTTCACATTTATTTCCTGTATTCTCCAAACTTTGAAATACTTATCTCAAAGTTTTTAACATCGATTTTTAATTCCTTAAATTGCTCCAAAGCCTTTTCCATATTTTCAGCTTCAATGATCATTCGTTTGTCATTGTACTTTATTTCAAATTTACTCATGAGTACCAATTTTTTAAAAGGTCAACAATATAATAAATGGCAAAAGCCAAGGTTAAAATGCCTCCAGCGGCTACAAACATGCTGGCAAAGTCTTTTATTAACTTTTCTTTTTCTCTTTCAGTCATCATGGTTTTCTTGTTTTTTGTTTTCGCGATAAATTGACATTTTGGCTAATAATATATCCTTATTTTTTGCATAATAAGTTCTATTTCTTTCCCTCACCTTTTCCAAATACTCAGGTGTCCAATTTTCGCGCGCCTTCCTTCGGTACTCATTCATTTCTAACCGCCTTTTTTCTTTCTGGAAGCGGCTTAAATTTTTTCTCCATTGAACCATATAGGCGGCGCGCTTTGCCTTCTTTTCTTCGTCACTCATATTTACTTTTTAATTTTCGTTCACGATATTCTTTTGCTTTTATTTTCAATGCCTCAATGTTCGCATAATAATACGCAAGACTTTTGTCTTTCCTTATTTGCCTTTCTTCTTCACTCAGCTTCCAATATTTATCCTTGTTCCTCAGTCGCGTTGCCTCCCTTCTTTTATCCTTTTGAAAGGCTGGCATTTTGCGGTAATATTCACGGTTGTATGTCCTTAACTTTTCCCTTTCTTCGTCTGTCATGGCTGCTTATTTAAATAATTCTTGGAGGCAACTGGATCTTTGCCCTGATTCGAATACTTTGCGTCTTGCTTTTTGTCATACGAAATATTTGGCATCTCCGAAATATCTTGATAAGTAAGCTGAGCAATTTTCATTCCTGGGTAAATCTTCAGCGGCTGAACCGTCAAAAGCTCAAGCGTCCAATGACCTTTGAATCCAACGTCGCCAAATCCTGCGGTCACGTGGACAAATAAACCGAGCCTTCCAAGTGAACTTTTGCCTTGGATAATTGGCACATGGCGAAGTGTCTCCGTATATTCCACAGTAGAAGCAAGGTAAACAATGCCAGGTTGAAGAATCAATCCTTCCTCAGGAATAATCATTGGTGCAGATGGGTTTTTCTTTCGCACGTCCAATACGCGCTCTGTGTAAAGCACCAAGGTATTTGACAAAGTAAGGTCGTAGCTATTTGTTCCTAAATTATTAGGATTAAACGGCTCAATAACGATGTTACCTTCGGTGATTTCGTCAATGATGGTTTTGTCTGTTAAAATCATTTCATTTCGTTTTTAAAATTTTCGTTGTAATATTTTGCTGCTTGTTTTTTTAACTCTATTCTAATTTCATCAACGGAAAGCCCTTTGTAATTTTTCATTATTAAAGGATCAATAAGCCCACTTACATAAGAATCCATTATTTTCTCCTTCTCCATTTCTCTATCTTGTTCTTGTTGCCATTTAACACCTTGAATAAATGCTTCTCTTTTTATAGTATTGCCGATATCTATACCCATAATGTACGGGTTTGGAGTTGGGTAAAATCTTTCTGCAACCTCCTCAATTGTTTCTTTTTTCATAAATCGTACTTTTTACGGTTATCAAATTCCTTTTTAGTAAAATAATATTCAGTCAACATTGCAGCATTAGCTTGCAGATGTGCGGCATGGAGTAAGCCTGATTCTATATCTATGTCCTCTCCCAGCCTTATCGCTTCCAGGTGCCTCATTGCACTGGCAATCACCTCTGTCCATGGCATACCTTTCTCCCAATTACCTTCCGGATATTTGCCTAATGCCTGTGTCCATACTTTGGCATATTCTCTGTTTGCAATGGGAGGGATAAGGTCGTATCTGATTTTTTCATCATTAAACCTCAGTCCCCTTGTTTCGTTTTTCTCATTCATTTAAAAATCTTTTGTAATACTCGCTGATCTCTTTACAAGTCTGCTCAATTAAGACAATGGCTTTAAGCAAATCATCCATTTCAAAGGTATGGTTTAATTCATAACTTTCGCCCGTAAAAGATAAGCCGTTTTTTGTCATCTTTGTCCCCAGCCAGTTGATTTGGCTTTCGGGGATTGTATCACCATTTACAAACATTGCCAGCGCGTAAACTTTCATTTGAAGGCTTGTTTTCAATGTCTCTATTGTCCACGGTCTCCCTGAGGTTTTAAAGTCAATAACGCGGTTGTTTTCCCTGTCCCACGCATCAATGTAACCAACGACTTGAATGTCGTTTATACTCAGGCTTATCGGTTTCTCAGCCTCAAGACCTTTGAATCCCTGTATTTTATCAATGTAAAAATCTGGGAAGGTTTCCATGATTATACCGTTTTTGATAAACGCCTCCGTGTCCTCGGCAAAGCGCTTGCCAAAGTCCATGTAAATGGATGGTTCTTCGGGAAGGTTTAAAAAGTAACGGTTGATATACTTTTGGCGGTCACTATACCAAAGGTTAATTTGACTGACTGATATATATTTTTTTGGAAGGAGCATGGTTATTTTATTAATAGTTATGATACATTAAGGCTGCCTCGTCCCAACCTTTGTTATAGGCTTTTATGATTTCCTCATCATACATTTTCTTTGCCTCATTCAAAGCATCGAGAATCGCTTGGTATTCGCTTTCGTAAAACTCGGAGGCGTCCAATACCTTGTCATAAAAGTATTCAATCGACGTTTCTTTTTCTTCTTGGTTTTCCATGGTTATCTTAATTTTATGTTTTTAAATAAATCAATGATACTTTTAATCGTTTCGTAAGAATAAATCTTAAATCCATTTAAATAAGCCGCATCTTCAAAACAAAAATCAACATACCAATTATCGTTTAGTATATCTTCGTTGTTTATAATATCTTCATTTGCATTAGAATTAAATATCATTTTATTTTCTAATATTAATTCATACCAAAAATAAATATTTTCTAAATCTACTGATTCTTCATCAATTATATTTGAGTGTTCATCTAGGTAAACCCTTTGAAATCCTAAATCTACAAGTTGTTTCTCTGTCATGTTTCTTTTGTTTTGAGGCGCGGTAAAACCCCAGCCATGTTTCAGGCTGGGGAAAAACGTACCAAATTGATTAAAAATATTTTCCGATTTGAATAAAGATCGTGGCGGCGGCTGGTTGCGCCTGGGCAGGCTCAAGTCCTGAGGCTTGCAACTGGTGAAATATGTCAGCGTAAACCGAAGTCATTAACGTTGCTTTCTCCGTGATTTCGTCGTGTGTCAATTTACCGTTGCTTTTAGGCGGTACATTTGCCGCCTGCTGCACGTTTGCGCCTTCGGTGGGTGTTTGTACCTTTTCAGGTATTTCGTTCGCTGTGACCATGTCAAAAGCTACTTTGTAAGATTTGCCGTCGTGGATAACGGTCACGGCATCGTCTTTCTTCAATGCCATTAACTTTGCGTCGTCGGCTTTCCCGTAAACACGCGCCTCCGTGCCGTTGTCTAATGTTATGACGGCGTTAATGGAAGGTCCATATTGACCCTCAAACACTTTGCCCGCCGTGTATTTAACCCTTCCTTTGAGAATATTCATTTCCTGCTTGAATTTGAAAATTTTGAGAATCGTACCACATTTGTTTTTTGTGGTCGCTTATTGCCTTCCAGTCTATTTCCTGATCGTAATTAACTTTGTATCCTGCGAAAAAGTATTTTTCAAGTTCCCTCGCTCCTTTATCTCTCCACCATTTTTTTAATCTAAATGGTTCAACAACGTAGTCAGGGCAAACACTTAATGACACTTTTAATGCAAATTCTTGAATTGTAATCATCTTGTTGGTATTTTTTCCATTTCCTTAATAGCATTTCCGCAATATTCAATAATGCTAATATTCAAATTAAACATTCTTGAATTTTTGTTATTTGCCGCGTGCTTTTCAAATTTGTGCATCATTTCAATAACCTCGTCTTTGTAAAATTGTATCGGCGTTACTTTGTAAGAATCAACTAATTTAAATGTATATCTCAGCGAATACATATACATATCTAAAGACATAAGCCAATCATTCTGGCTATCAATGCTTAACTTGTTGATTTCTTGTCTAAGTTTAATAACGGTTTCTTCGTAATAATTTAGAAGATTGTTTGCTTGCTCTAATGAATTGTTCATCTTTGGTTTGTTTTTAAAGTGATTAATTATTTATAATTACCCAGTCCATTTCATTCTCAGCAACAAGAGGCATGAGATTGTAACGGTTGATTTTTGGGTATAACTCAAGGTCAATGTCCTCTGGATCAAATGTCCAGCCGTGGATCTCCATGTTGTCCTCGGGGGAATGAGGCGACGTTTGTCCGTACAAGCCGAAGCCGTGGGAGAAGATAACGTGTACAAAGTGACCCAGCTTTCTATCGATGGTACATTTGCAGGTGTATTTTGTAATATTCATTTGGTAAGTTTTAAAAAATGGGCGGATTGGTTAGCTCCATGATTCTTATACTTTTTTTAATTCCTGGGCTAACTTGTTTAGGTAGTCATTTGCCATTCTTACAAGTATCGGCATTTTGTTTGCTTCCCATTCTTCGTCGGTGCAACCCTGAGATTTTACCGCGTGGTAAACAGTTTTTACAAAATCAGTATCGCCTACTAATTCGTGAACCATGTCAAAGTGGTTTCTTAATTCAGTCATTGTCATCATGATAATTGGTTTTTGTTATTTTCAATACGTAAATTTAAATATAATTATTTGAATAAAAAAATATTTACAAAAATAAATTAAAAAAAAGTGAGGCATAATTTCTATGCCCCACCAAAACAAAACCAAATTATGAAACTTATCTTAGTAACACCTTGCGCCAGACGGCTAACTTGTAAGCAAGTGCGCGGGCGCGTGGCATATTTCCTTCCTCAATTTTTCTCATGTGGTTCTTGCGATCAATCATATTGTCGGAGTCGGGCTTTTCATTCTTTGCCATTTCCTGAGCCTCAAGCCACAAGGCTTCCTTTTCCCCTTCCTTCCATTCATTGATATAACCACGCTTAACGCATTCGTCGTACCAAAATACGGGTATTTCTTCCAACGGCTTTTGAAAGTTTTTCAACTTGTTATCAAAGTCCTTGTCGTATTCCTCAGCCACTTTGCCTAGGCGTTTAATGCGATCTTCTTCTTCTTTCTTCGCCTGTATGTCCGAATCCATGGCAAAGTAAATCTTTTGCCTCCATGTGATATAAGCGGTCAGGATTCGACCAATGGCATGAAGGTCAACTTTGCCATAAAGTTTGTGATCATTAATATCAAGTTCTTGTTTTGCGAATTTTTCAAAAGCCAGTTTTATCTCATTGACGGCTAACAACTTGTAATTTGAAATAAAGTCCGTGACTTCCATCAAGTGTTCAGGCTTTGGCTCAATGCCATACACGGGGAGCAAGTGGCTCAGGGTTTGGGCAATCTTTGGAATGGCTTCCTTTGTACCCGTTTTAAAAATTCTTAGTTCGCGGTTCTGAATAACAAGCTGCACGTCTTGTATTTTTTCTTCCACGCGGTTTGCAATCATTGGTAAATTGTTCATAATTGGTTGGTTTTATAATTGTAAATATAAATTAAAATAAATTAATCGCCACAAAAACAATCAATATTTGACACAAGTTAACGGTTTAAAAAATCTTGCTGCATCTTTGGTAAATAATCTTTCATTAATTGGCTTCTTGTTACCTTCCACCCAATTTTAGGTAAACTATAATCTTCAAAATACGTATATCTAATAATGCCGCGCAATAAAGAACCAGCCTCCTTAATTTCATTATTTTTCATCTTTACTTGAAATTTACCTTCGCCAAGATGGGTAACTAAATAATCTTCGTTTGTCATAATTGTTAATTTTTTTAATCTTGAAACTTTGCCATGCGTTCTGCAAGCAATTCCTGAACCCTATCGTTATACGCCTTGTCCTTTGCCGCTGGGCTCGTGGTTTGGTATGCGGTAAATATCTTTGAAGCTTGGGAGTAAAGGTTGGCTATTGTGAAATTTGCCCTCAGCCATTTGTCATTCAATGACCACGCGGCTTGGATAAACACCTTCAATGCCTCAATGCTATTGCCCTGCTTGTCTATTTTGTCAATGTATTGCATAAGGTTTTTCATTTGCCCTGCGTCTTTGGGCATCATTATGTAATGTCCGTTCTGGTCCGTTGGATACGCGGCACCCGATAACGCTTCAAACGTTTGGCAAAACACGGTAAAGGCGGCGTACGTGGGGGAGGGCTGGCGGTCGGCTCGGGATTCATTTTCTTTTTCTTTTTTTCGCCTGCTTTTTTCTTTTTCTTTTTCAACAAGGGAAACTAAGGTAAACGGGTTTACTTTGGGGCTTTGGAGATTTGTTTCAACTTTTGTACTTTCCCAATTATCAATTGTAACTTTTGCGAAGTGCGAAAATTCCGAAGGATTTTCAAAAGATATATCTGTTGTATTCTTTGAAGTATTCTTTGTTGTATTCTCTGTATTACATTCGTTAAATTCACCATTATACTTTTGTGATTTTAACTTATTCAGTTTAGTGGATTTCACTAATGTATTTTCGTTAATTGCGTTAATCAACAATGTGACGTTTATGTCGTAATGCGTTTTGGCGGGAATGCCATGAAGGGTAATCATTATAAATGGAAGTTCCTTTAATCTTGATTTTGCGCCCCTCAATTCATTTAAGGATAACATTGTTTCCTCCATGATTTCAGCGTCACTTTTGTAAAACTTGCGACCTTTGACGGCTGAGTACCAATACATGATTTGACTTAAAAGTAATCCAGCGTTAACGCTTCCAGTCAACTTTATGTAAATCGGGTAAACCGCTATCGGTCTTTGATTAAGGTTTATTAAAATATCTTTCATATAGCATATTTTAAAAAGGCGCAGGTATTAAACCCGCGCCCAATTTTATTATTTTTGTAAAATAATCCTTGTTTTACCTTGGTTTCTAAAATTGTAAATATGCTCAATGTTTGCCATTATAACACTCATTGTTGAACTTCTCCTGTGTTGGTCAGGATAAGTAGTTGCCTTTTTTACAAATTGATTTAAATTAAATTCAGGATTACTTATACATCTATTTAAACTTCTTAAGTAAGCAATTATCATAACATCTGGAATAACTGTTTTAATTTTTCTTGCGGCATTAAAAATATACTCAGCTTTATTATTAGGATCGAATTTATAATACCCTTTTCTAATTAAATCGCCTTTTTCGCTATTGCCTTTTGAGTAAATATCTCTAGTACTATCAAGGCTTGTTAATTCTGCGCAAATCATTAATCCAAAATCTTTATTAGCCTCGTAAAATTCTTGTAATCTAATATAATCTTTATATCCTAAATCGCAGTAACTTCTAATATAGTCTGCTATTGACCAGTTAGATTGATTTCTGTTTAGCGTTATGGCTGTTTTTAAATCATAATTATTTACTTTATGGTAGTAAATAATTGAATTTAATTTTTTTGCAGCCATTAATCTGTGTTGACCGTCTATAACTTCGTAATTTTCGTTCACAATAATTGGCATTTGTAAAAATCCATTTTCCTCTATAGATTTTACCAACCTTTCAACATTTGCTAAATTAATGTTTCTATTTCCTTCCAGAATTTTAAAAACACTAAGATCATTAGTTGAGTGAATCTGTAAATCATTTTGGCTCATCGCTGGTATTGCGTCCGCCAAAATTGGATTTGATTGTAAATTTAACATATAAAAAATTTAAGAAATTACAAAAAAAAATGCCAACGAGTAGCAGTTCGTTGGCAAAGGTTAGAACAAAAATAGTTGTTCCAATTTCCTTTTGAATACCTGCTACGCCATTCAAAAGAATACGTAAATATACAAAATATTAATTACTTTCCCTTTCTTTTTTTCCACGGCGGATTCCCAATCGCGCTTTGCATTTCCATGTATTTTACCACGGCTGGCGGGGTTTCGTATGTCACAGAGGCGCACGGATGCACCTCTGTCAAAACCTTGTCCAAGGCTGCTTTAATGAAGTTTGCCATTTACTTTCCCTCCCTTTTAACAAATAACAACCCCCACGGCGTTACCTCCGTTGTTTCCCTGAGTAAGTCAAAACCGTGGCGATGAAACACGGCAACCCATTCGTCTTTTTGCTTTAAGTTAATATGTCCCCATTCAATGTCGAACGCTGGATCGGCTGAGGCATAAGGCGTGGAGGTGAAATAAAAATACTTGTTGCAGGCTTTGTGAAGGATTGGCATGACAAAGGATATTTGCGCGTCGGTCATGTGTTCAAATACTTCGGTGGAATAAATAGCATCATACTTTCCTTTTATCCTCAATTCATACCTGCCCTGTTGATATTTTGAAGCCCACTTTGCAAGCATATATTTTGACGGTTCAACGCCCTTGCTTATCGCAAATTCCCTTTCATACGGGTTAATGTCATAGCCAACGTAATTATACAAGCCCACGCGCTGGCAGGCTGAAAGAAAGAAGCCAAGCCCTGAACCGAACTCGAACACGGATTTACAACCCATGATTTGTAAAACCCGTGCGCCGTTGGTATGCAAGTTTACAAGGGGTTCATAGTCGCGCGTGGTAAAACCAAGCTCAACGGATTTGTCGAAAAAGAATTTGTTATCAATCATTTGCTTTTGTTTTTAAAAATGCAAGTGAAGGAATCTAATCTTCGTCTTTTTGCCATCGCAAAACATTTTAAACACTAAACTAACTTGCGCCCCAAAGATATAAATAATTTTGTTAAAAAATATTTTAAATTTGATAACAAATAAATTATTATCTTTGCAGAAAGAAAAAATAAAATGATAAAATTAATAGTTGCAGGTCGCATTGGTCAGGACGCTGAAATAAAATCGGTTGGCGATACCACCGTTTGCTCTTTCTCGGTTGCTCATACGGAAAAGACGTTTGGTAATAATCCCACGGAAAAAACGGTTTGGGTCACTTGCTCAATGTGGGGTGAGCGTGGTTCAAAGCTTGCACCGCACTTGGTAAAGGGAACGTATGTCGTGGTCGAAGGCACAGGCGGCGTGAATGCGTATATGAAAAACGGAGAACCCACGGGAATCATTCGTTGCATGGTTAATAACATCGAATTTGGAGGCAAGGCAACGGCGGGGGAGAACACCTCTGGCGGGTATGTTAATCCATTGACAAGTCCAGCCGTTCAGGAATTAAAAAAAGAATTAAACGCTGACGAACCATTCCCATTTTAATATGACACCTGAGTATCAAAGGCAGTATCGGGAAAATATGACCGAGTACCAAAAGCAAAAGTTAAGGGAATATTTTAGGCTTTATCACCAGAATCAATCGCCTGAGAAAAAGGCTGAGAAAAGAATTAGGAATCAAGCATGGTATCAAGCGAATAAGGAAAGGGTGAATAAATACCAAATGGAAAGATATTACAGATTAAAAGAAAAGAAAAATGAATGTGAATAAACAAACGCCCGCCGTTTTTTCGGTAAGCTATCGGGACGAAAAGATAAGAAAGAAGTTGTTAGACTTACAATTTCAACTCTGGAAGGAAACGAATGTCAAACACTCGATGGAGGATGTATTAAGTATTTTATTGGATAATTACCAAAAGCACAATAAATGAGGTTAGGCATTGTAACCAATTTAACCAGCCCCACAACCGATTATTACCGTTCGGTAAATCCATTCATGCGGCTTCGTTCGCAAATGGTAAATCTAACCATTACCTATTTGAATCCTGAGACCGTAAAATGGTACGATTTTTACGACGTTGACGTTATCCTTTTCCAACGCCCCAACGGTGACGGCATGTTATCAATGATCGCGGAGGCAAAGAAGATGGGTAAAAAAATCATTCTTGACCACGACGATTTATTGCATGAGGTCAACGCCGCGAATCCAGCGTCGGCACACTTCGGGAAACCCCAGGTAAAAGAATCGGTTGAAAAGGCTTTTAAGTACGCAGATTTTATCATTGTTTCAACGCCCTTTCTTAAAGAGTTTTACAAACAATTCTTTGACGAAAGTAAAATAATGGTTATTCCAAATGCTATTGACTTCCATGTAACGCCGCTTTGCCCCGTGTCACCTGATAAGCTTGAGGCAAAGGTTAAACGCGTGTTGTGGCGTGGTTCAATGACGCACATAGAGGACTTGAAAACCGTTGATACATTTTGGCATTATGTAAGTGAACGCAAAGACACCGAGGTTGCATTCATTGGAATCCCTGAGTGGCTTGGCAAAACATTGTATCCCAATGTTAAGGTGATTCCCTGGAACAATTCCCTTTTCCAGTATTTCGAGCTGATAAAAAACAGTGCGGCTCATTATGCCGTGTTCCCTTTGACCAATGATAATTTTAACCAAAGCAAGTCAAATAACTTTGCGATGGAAATGCTTGTCACTGGTTGCGTTCCTTATGCACCGAAGCAAATCACGGAGTTTAATGTTCCAGGGGTGCGGTTGTATGAAGGTTCGGACGATTTGTATTATCAATTTGAAAAGGCATTGGCAAAGGATGGGGATTATTTCAATCATTTGCAGGCAGGAAGGAAATGGCTTTTGACTGAGCGAAATTTGCTCACAGTCAACAACAAAAGAAAACAAGTGTTAAAAGGAATATAATGACAACAGCATTTAAGGTAGATTGGTCAAAAATTATAAATCAACCAGAGGAAAAGTCTTTTGATATTTACTCGAATAATAAGGCGAATCCAATTCGTTGGTTGGAGCATGGTTATAATCAACTTGATTACGGTGAATACTTTACAAAAGAAATATGGGACAAAGCAGACGCCATGCAAATGGAAATCATGGACAATTTTTCTCAATGGCTTCATGATAATGAATGGGAAATAAATCACACCGAGGCTACATGGTTTCATTATAAAAACTTAAATAAAGATTATAAGTTTTCGGATGTTTACCAACTCTTTTTAAAAAGCAGGGAGGCATGAAGCTAAAGGATATTAAACCAAACCCAAACAACCCACGCGTCCTCAGGGACGAAAAGTTTCAAAAGCTAAAGCAAAGTATCACAGAGTTTCCTAAGATGCTTTCCCTTCGCCCAATGGTCATTGATGAAAATAACGTGGTGCTTGGTGGCAACATGAGGCTTCGCGCCTTGCAGGAACTTGGATTCACGGACATTGAGGAGGCATGGGTAAAACGAAGCAGCGATTTAACTGAGGAGGAAAAGAGGCGGTTCATCATTGCGGACAACGTCGCCTTTGGGGAATGGGACTGGGACACACTGGCGAACGATTGGGAAGTCGTGGACTTGGAGGCATGGGGCTTGGATATACCGCAGTTTGAAAATGAGGTAGAGGAACTTGAGGCAAGTGAAGACGATTATGACGTGCCCGAATGGGGCATTGAAACGGACATTGTCATTGGTGACTTGTTCGAGATTGGGGAGCATCGGTTACTTTGTGGGGATTCAACGGACGCCTCTGACGTTGCTTTATTATTTGACGGCAAACTTGCAGATATGGTAATGACTGACCCACCTTACAATGTAGATTATGCGAGTAAAAATAAAATGCTTAATTATTCAGATAAAGGCGCAAGAATTCAAGATGACATTGAGAATGATAAAATGGACGATAATTCTTTTTATAAATTTTTATATGATTTTTATTTAGCATTAGGAACTTTTACAAAACAAGGCGGTTCGTGGTACGTATGGCATACAGACAACGAAAGAATTAATTTTACAAAAGCCTTTAAAGATTCAGGAATGTATTTTAGTCAATGTTTAATATGGGTAAAAAATAATTTAGTTTTAGGTAGATTGGATTATCAAAAAAAACATGAAACCTGCCTATATGGATGGAAAGAAGGAGCGGGACATTATTTTACAAATCAAAGGACAAACACAACAGTAATTGAAGATAAGTTAGATATAAAAAAACTAACAAAAGACGAAATGAAAAAAATGCTAACTGAAATGTTAAGAGATAAAACAAAGTCAACAGTTATACATTGCGATAAACCACATCAAAGCGATTTACACCCAACAATGAAACCAATTTTATTAATAGCTCCATTAATTGAAAACAGTTCCAGAGTTGGCGAAATTGTAGCGGACGGCTTCCTCGGTTCAGGCTCCACCATGGTAGCCGCGCACCAATTAAAACGCCGTTGTTTTGGCATGGAACTTGAACCAAAGTATTGCGCCGTTATCATTGACCGCATGGCAAAGTTAGACCCGTCGTTAAAAATTACAAGGAATGGCAAGGAGTACAAAACAGCACAGTAACAGCACATGGCAGCAAAGGACATAATAAAGCATAAGTTTCCCAAAGGACAATCAGGCAACCCCAACGGTCGCCCTAAGAAGCTCCCTGCCCTTGACTTGATTATGGCGAATGTCATGGGGCAGGAGAAAGACGGTATCACGGCGGCTGAGGCGATTATCATGAAGCTGAGGGAACAGGCGGCAAAGGGTGACATCAAGGCGGCGCAGTTGCTCCTTGACAGGGCATACGGCAAGGCAAAGCAAAACATTGATATTACGACGCAAGGGGAAAAAGTGACCGTGCCAACGATTATATTTACAAAGGAAAATAATAACAATGAATAAAATAATGATAAGTCAGCCAATGAATGGCTTAACAGAAGAACAGATTATTAAAACAAGAAATAGGTTTCTTGAATATGCCAAAAAAGAAAACTTTGAGGTTGTAAATACATATTTTCAAGATGAATGGTATTCAAAAGAATCAATGAGTTCAAGAGGGGTTGTTCAAATACCTTTATGTTTTTTAGCAAAGTCAATAGAATATATGAGCGAATGCAGTATTGTTTATTTTGCGAAAGGCTGGGAAAATGCAAGAGGCTGTAAAATTGAGCATGAAGTTGCCTTGCAATATGGCATGGAAATTATTTACGAGGAAAATTAGTTGAACGAATCAGTATAAATGCAGATAAAGGTTAGTGAAAAATACCAAGCCCTTTGGCAACCGCGGACGCGTTACTTCCTCATCACTGGTGGGCGTGGTTCAGCAAAGTCTTTCACCGTGGGGCTTTGGGCTTGCAATATGTTGCTTGCATACAAAAATTGGAAGGTACTGTTTACCCGGTACACGTTATCAAGTGCGAATATTTCCGTTATCCCAGAGTTCAGGGAAAAGATTGATTTGCTCGGCGTGGGTGATGAATTCAATATGACCAACGCGCAAATAAGTCACAAGGTGACAAAGAGCGAAATAATCTTTTCAGGTATCAAAACAAGCAGTGGGAATCAAACGGCAAAGTTAAAATCGATACCCGCATTAAATGTTTTCATCGTGGACGAAGCTGAGGAGTTTGTAAGCGAAAAGGACTTCGATACGATTGACGAATCAATTCGTATGCCTGACACGCCAAACCTTGTTATCCTTGTTATGAACCCTCAGGACGTGGAACATTGGATTTGGAAGCGGTGGTTTGAAAAGTCGCACCGCATGGAGACGATTGATGGACACATGATACCGATAAGTACGCATGAGGACATAACACATATTCATACAACGTACTTGGATAATTATCATAACATAAGTAAGGATTACATCGCAAAGATTGAGGCAATTAAAAGCAAGTCACCTGAGGCATACGCTCACAGGTTCTTGGGCAAATGGCTGGATAAGAAGCAAGGCGTCGTATTTCCAAACTGGGTGGAAGGCGAATTTGATACAAGTTTGCCTTTTGCTTACGGGCTTGACTTTGGATTCTATCCCGATCCTTTGGCTTTGGTCAAGGTCGCGGTTGATACCACGGCAAATAAGATATACGTAAAGGAAATCATTTACGAACAAAGTCTTTCTTATGACATGGTTTTGACAAAGATTAGGAATAGCATTGAACTTGATGCCATGGTTGTGGCTGATACAAGTGAGCCACGTTTGATAGACGCGCTTACCTCAAACGGAATCAACGTACATAAGACGGAAAAGTACGCTGGCAGTGTGGTGGATGGGATTAAGAAAATGGCTGACTTTACCATAGTGGTCACTGAGGAATCGTATAATTTAAAATTTGAATTAAGAAATTATATTTGGAACGACAAAAAGAGTTCAACGCCAATGGACGCGGATAACCACGGGATTGACGCATTGCGCTACGGGTGCATGAGGCTTTTGGAAGGTTCGGACGTATTGGCATTTAATTAAAAAGATATGACACCAAAGGAAAAAGCAGACGAATTATTTACGCATTATTACAACCTGATTCAAAGCATCGGAGGCGAACTTGGTCAGGAGATACTTGTTTCAATCCTCGCAAAGCAAAGCGCCTTGTTTGCGGCACGGGAGGTCTTGAAAGAAAAATGGAACATTGAGGTACAAGGCAGCGAAGATGAGTATTATTATTGGGAAGAAGTTGAACACGAAATCGAAAGTATATGACACCTCAGGGAAAAGCAAGGGAATTGCATTTGATGATTTACGACACATTGCCTTATCGGCACGTGGTTACAGGTGAATACGACAGTTGGCTGGAGGCAAAGAAGATAGCCTTGCTTTTGACCGACATAATTATAAGCAATAACCAAACGATTTGCGGACAACTTGGCTCAGACGTGGATGAAAACACGGCGTACTGGTGCGAAGTGGAATTGCATTTAAAAAATATCATAACGAAATGACGAACAACGAAAAGGCGGTTTACATCATTCACCTGATTGAGGAAATAACCAAAGAGATACAAGAACACCCGATGCGAAGGAAACAACTTCTTTTGCTTCGTTCACACTTGGAAAAGGCGGTGCGTTTGACAGGCACGGGCAGGTACAGGGAGTTGAAAAGACCTGAATCATTGCCCCTTGTTAGCCATGCAAAAGCATTGCCGCAAGAGGTTAATGAAAATGCAAAAGGCGTTGAACCTAGCGCAATAATTGCAGATAATATTCCCGAACCAACAAGAAAAAGCAAACGAAAATAATGGTACAATTTCATTTAAGCCACTCCGATACAAAGTATTTTTATCCTGAGACGGCAGCGGATATAACCTTGGAACAATACGTTTATTTCCATAAGTTTATCCTTCCTCAATACCCTGAGGTTGAACTTGATGCCCTTGTTGCACAAAAGCAAATGATCGCGGCGTATGAAAAGATTAAACCGTATGCAAAGAAGTTGGGCATTGACTTGTTTAAATTGCGTGAGGACGTGGTTAAGGAATGTGAAATAATCCTTTTGACAAAAGATGTCAAAGACAATGTACGCCGTTTCCTTCCAGCATTAATTGACACATTCAATGCAAATCAAAAGGCATTGGACAAATGTTTAGAAATCATGGACGAGGTCTGGGAGGCGCAGGTAAAATACCCGTACATGGCAAAGGTGGTAAATTATTTTACTGGCATTCCTTTAGATGCTTGTTATGGCAAAGTTGCCGAAAGTCTGGAGTTGAAATATTTGACCTTCATGTTTACAAAGATCCTTAATGCAATAAGCGTACCGGAAGAACTTAAATACAAACAGATATACGACTTCAACGGCACTTTGTATTACCTTCCTGATAAGCTAATGGCAAAATCCACGTTACTTGAATTCGCTGAGGCAGCCCAGTTTGACAAAGGAAGGAAAGCAATTGCCAACAACGACGCACAAGGCTTGCTTCATGTTATCGCCGTGTTGCTCAGGAAAAAGGATGAAGCGTATAGCGACGAGGTATTTCAAAGGAATTGCATTGACTTTTTAAAATTGCCTTTACAAGTTGGCTTTGAAATTGGTTTTTTTTTGATGAAGTTAAGCGAGAGTTATCAAGTAGATTTGCAGACCTCTATGCTCAAAAAGGCGATGCAAAGTATGCCAACGCTTCACGACAACTGAATGATAAGTATGGTTGGTACTTGACGATTAAGAAAATAGCTGAGTGTGGCTTGTTCAACTTGGCTGGGCTCACCCCCTTACAATCAAGCGAAAAGGCAAATTTATATGAGGTCTTTCAATACCTTGCGAGCAAAGCGACTGAGGATAACTTATATAATGAGATACAAAAGCAAAAGAAATGACACTATTAGAAATAGCAGACTTATTTAAAAGTACCACGGACGCAACGCAAGGGTTAAACGGCTTTTCTTTCGGTTGGGCTTCGGACAGGACACGGTCACAGGATTACGCGGACGTTGGGGAAAACAGTACAAACTTATTCCCCAGGGTTTTCTTTGCTGTGCCAACGCTTACCAACAACCCGATAACACGTCGCGACGTGTATCAAATTACTTTGTTCTTTGACGATTTACTTGGATACAACGAAGACGGAACAGTTAACGAGGATACGCAGATAGAAAAGTGGTCAGCATTGACCGTGTTGGCTGAGAAATTCATATTGCAGATAAATACAAATAAGCAGGCGGGCAACATTGCCGAAGGGGTACAAATGACATTGGATAGTTTTTCATCGATACAAAGGTTAATAAGCGTACAAGCGACTTTCAACTTAAACGTTATTTCATCATGTTAGACGAGTTGCAAAGGTTGGCGGATGACATTGCGCAAATGGCTATTGAAGCCGTGGCAAATGAATGGAAAGCGCAAGGACACAACTTGACAGGCGCAGCCATAAAGAACATGGAAACGGTTATAAAAATGGAAACCGATAAGATTATTATCGAGGGCTTTGTTCCTGAATATATGGCTATAAACAACTCAGGGGTCACGGCTCCACGCATACCGTATTATCCAGGCAGCGGAAACAAAACAAGCAAGTATATTTCAGGCTTGATTGATTACGTTAAAAAACGCATGGGGAAAAGTGACAAAGAGGCAAAGGGCATAGCCTTCGCCATTGCAAGTAAACACAAAAAGGAAGGTATGCCAACAATAGGAAGTAAGCGGTTTAGTCAGACGGGAAAACGCACGGGCTTCATCGAAGAAGCGTTGGATAAGAAGGAGGCTGAAATGGCTGACTTGATAAACATCGCGATTTATCAAAGCATGACAATTACCGTCGAATCATTTTACAAATCAATTTTAAACAGATGAGTTATACCATTAACCCCGATACAATTTCAAGTTCCCTTTACCCCGTGGCGTTTCGCTCCATTGAACCATCTGGGGTTATTCAACAACAAGTCAATGTTTACCTTGATGGAACATTGGAAGGCTCATTCTTAGCGGCGCAAACGGGAACAAGTGGAACGTCGGCGGTGTTTGACACAAATGTCCAATCGTTCTTGATTACTCAGCTTGCACCAAAGACAAATGCAAAAACAAGTTTCTTCGGAAACCTTTACGGGTTCAGCCTCACAAATAATACGGACGTTATTTCATCATTGTATTGCACGGCGTTTAATCAAACGATTAATTCATCGGGCTTCGTCGTCACCTCCACGGCAGCGCAAAGTAGCACCACGGCATACGTTTTGCCTTCATTGTTTGTGGATGGGGAATATGACATGGGTGACTTTTATCAACCCTCAGCAAATCCTTTCTTATTCCTGACACAAAGGAATGATTTTATTAAATGCAACTCCTCAGGTAATATATTTCTAAGTTACTTGGGGCGTGGTACGAACGCGGCTCAATTTGAATTTTATTTTAAGTCAGGAAGCTCAGCCGTTACCATTGTGGACAATTTAAATTCCACGGCAAACAATGATTTATATTCATTGTCCGCTGGCGTATCAAATATATTTGGAAGCAGTGCCATTTTTCATGCGGGCAATTTTCCAACCAATCCCGATTTATACGATTATTACGATGTCTCCGTTGGCTCATACGACGGTGCATTCACGCGCCTAAGCGAAAGGCAACGTATTTACATTTATCCAAATTGCAACGATAACATTGAGCTTCATTGGTTCGGTAAGCATGGAGGCGCGGAAAGTTATCAATTTATGGGGCTAATGATTGATAAGCAAACGAGCAATGCGGATACGATTAACCTTGCGCAACGGTGGAACATTGCAGCAAGTCCAAAGGCAAATACCTTTGATAAAAATGTGATTAAGGTTAATCAAAGGTCAAACAAAAGTAAGACGGTCACGGTGGCGGTAAGTCATGAGGATGCATTGTACATTGCCACAATGTTTGATTCCCCTGAGGTGTACATTGTAGAGAATGGGAAATACGTTAACGTTACCATTGCCAACGGGGAGATAAACACGGATAACAACAGGGCGACGGACATTGGTGTTTCATTTGAAATCATTTATCAAAATACGCCAGTCGCTCAGCTATGATAAAATTATTTATAAATAATCAAGAGGTCGATTTAAACCAAAAGGATGTCAATGTCACCATTGATTACTCTATTGAAAATATTGAACTTGGTAACATATCGGGAGCGCACTCGAAAAGGAATGTAACACTTCCGGGTACAAAGACGAACATTGATATTTTTGAAAACATTGAAACGCCAAATGTTATTGTAACCAATGCTTACAAGTTATTACCCGCACGGCTGGAGGCAAATGGCGTTCCAATTCTCACAGGAAAAGCGCGACTTGATTCAGGTGAATTAACCGCCATGAACCACGGATTCAAAGCAAATAATTACAAAGTTGCTTTGATTGGTAACAACGCGGATTGGTTTGCAGACGTGGGTAACATATTAGTCAGGTCACTTGGTTGGCAGGACATAACAGTATCAACCGCGACGGTTAAAACGAATTATAATCCATTGACTTCGGAACATTGCTTTATCCTGATGAAATGGAAGGCGTGGGAAAATGAAACGTACATTGTTGACAATGAGTTGACTCCTGCCATTTTCATTTGGCAAATACTTCAAAAGGCGTTTCAAAATAAAGGATACCAATTAAACAGTATCTTCAAAACAGATCCTTTCAGCCGTTTGATTATTCCAATGGGGTTAAACTTGGATGCTGATTATATAAAAGACTTTGTAAACTTACGGGCTTCCAATCCTTCGCCTTCGTCCTTCGTTTATTCCTCTGGTGATTATGGCACGATTGACATTGCATTCACAAATGAAACAACGTCACCCAACTTTGACACTGGGGGCAATTACTCAGGCGGCGTTTATACCGTGCCAATAAATGCTTTATATGAATTAATCGCTGAGTTAAACGTCACCTTAACGGCTTCCATTGGTGACTTAAACCAATTTGCAGAACTCATTATTTTCTTTGAAGTCAACGGAAACAACGTTTCAACGTACGATTTAACAAACGAAACCACGTTGAATGATTCTATTGCGCTTGAATTCCTGGGGGACTTGGTGGCAGGTGACTTGGTTAAAATGCGGCTGAGGTACGAGAATGTCACATTTAACTTAGTTATCGGTGGTTCATTCTCCGTGGTGGCGCAAAAGGAAGGTTTGGAACAGGGCGAAACGGTAAACTTGGAATACATCATACCTAATAGTTGGTATGTTAAAGATATTATCGCAGACCTTACAACCATTTTTAATTTAGCATGGGAAACCGACGTGCTAAGCAAACAGGTGTACGCATACCCAAAGGACAATTATACGGTGAGGTATCGAGCCAATGCAAGCGGCTCGATTACCCTTACAACCTTTGACGGCTTTTTTAAGGACACGAATAAGTACGACTTGAATACCCGTGACATTGACGGAAGCGAATTAACCATTCTTGATAATTACAAATCAAGTCAAGTGCTGGCGTATGCGACGGATGATGATACGACAAACAAAGAGGAAGCAAGGCGCGGCGTTAACATTTATTCAGGCGGCTACAATTTCCCTGAGGACAGGTTTCCAAATGGGATTGAATTCCTTTATACAAAGTTCTTCGCCAAAGCCATTCATATAAACGACGTTGCCATTACCACGGGTGGAACATACGGGGCGCAGATGCCACTTGTTTTTGGTGACGATTATAACACCGTTCCCGATGCAGAACCAAATTACAACTTGGCACCTCGTTTGCTTTATTACGCAGGCAGGCGAAGCGGCTTAGACGGATACGTTCGTTTGTACGATGAAGCAAGTTCAGCGGCTTCGGCTTTTGATTTTCCAGCCGCGTTCATGGTTAATTACAATGACCCGAGCGGTGGCGATTTTAACCTTTCCTTTTCCGATGAAGTCACAAATTATTCAAATGTGATGCAAGGCGTTTTTAAAACTTTTCATCTTCAAACGTACAAACGCATTGAACTTGGTAAGCAATATACCACCTTTGTCAAATGGGAGAATAAGGACATAACGCAACTTTCCTTCAGGCGCAAGGGAATGATTGGAAGTTCTAATTTCATCATTCAAGAACTTGAATACAATCCAAAATCCAATAGCCCAGCAAGAACGGTTATTTTATACGATGAAAAGCCAAATGTAAATGACCTAAGCAAAGTAAGTAATACGATTACTTTGGCAGGCGCACCACCGCAAGGTGGCACGGTGACAGGATCTGGAAGCGGCTTGGTTGGGGCAAATGGGGCGACGGTAAACATTCAGTTATCTTATACGCCGTTCCTTAACTCGATGACCAATGTACTTGTATTACCTGTCAACTCAGGCATAACGCAGGTATCAAACACGAATGCAAATGTACTTGTATTCCAGAACGGGCAAAAGTTGATACCAACCATTCAGTATATTATTGGAGGCTCAACCATAGGAATAAACATTGATACCCATTACGATGGGGCAAATTATGAAGTTATTGTAAACGGAATAACAAAAGGATAATGTCAAAAGTAATAGGTTTTCAAATACAAATAGACGGCTTAGGCAAAACGGTTGAAACGGCAACGGAATTGAAAAGAGCCATTGCCGACGTAAACGCTGAGCTAAAGAAAACAACCGACGTTCAAGAAATTAAGAAACTTGAAGCGAAGTTAGTTGACTTGAAGGCGGCGCAAATGGAGGTTAACAAAGTTGTTAAGGAGCAAATCAAAAGCCGCAACGAAGAAATAACCGCAACCGACAAAGCCAACGGAGCTTATCGCAAGTTAAGCAAAGAGTTAAACGACCAACGAAACCGCTACAAAGATTTGGCGGCGGCTGAGCAAGAATCAAGTCAGGAGGCAAAAGATTTATTGGTAAGTATAAATAATCTTGATAAAAAGCTAAAGGGAATTGATGCCACGGTTGGACAATTTCAAAGAAACGTTGGTGGATATACCGAAGCATTGGGGCAATTTTTCCCGAAGCTTGGGGGAACAATTGGCAATGTTACAGGGGCTATTGGCGATTTATCCATGGGATTCGCTCAGCTTGGCAAAACAACAGGGGTTGCAAACGTTGGATTAGGCGCGGTTGGTTTAGCACTTACGGCGTTTAATGCAATTAGCGGGATTATAAGTGACCTTAATCAAGCGGCAAAAGAAATAAATGACCTTAAATTAGCCTTAGAAAACTTTGGCGTTGCCTCCGAAGATCTTGACCTTGTTGCGTCACGCGCTAAAACCATTGGAGAGGTTTTTAAAACAAACGCGGATGACATTGCGGCGGCGGCAAACACATTGAAAAATGAATTTGGCGTATCATTTGAAGAAGCTTTTGACGCGATTGAAAAAGGTTTTTTAAAGGGTGCGGATTCACAGGGTAATTTCCTTCAGCAATTAAAGGAATATCCCGCTCAATTTGCGGCGGCTAATTTAAGCATTGAAGAATTTTTAGCCGTTTCCATCGACGCGGCAAACAAAGGGGTATTTGACGACAAGGCTTTAGATGCTATTAAGGAATTTGGAATATCAGTTAAGGAACAATTAACAGGAACAAGGGATGCTTTTATTGGTGCGTTTGGCGAAGAATTTACAAATCAATTATTCAATAATTTAAATAGCGGTGCAATATCAAGTGGTCAGGCTTTAAAGATTGTCACGGATGAAATTAAAAACAGTGGTGTATCTGGTAAAGAATTACAAACATTAATATCAACTCTTTTCAAGTCAGCTGGTGAGGATGCTGGAGAATATGTTTTGACCTTAGGAGACGTTGTAAGCAATACAGATAAATTATTCGAGGCAGATACAAACCTTCAAAAGCAAGTCAAAGAGAATTTAAAAGTCACTCAGGCGAACAATTTAGCAACGGCAAAATATTCAGAATCGGTTGCAGAAGCTGAAATAAGAAGAAAGGAATTTACCGACGGATTAAGTAAACTTGGAAAGGTTTTATTTGACGTGGTTATATTTTTTGTTCAACCTTTGCTATCAGCATTTAACGCCGTGGTTGATGGCTTTGGAAAAGGATACGACGCCATTAAATTTATAGCTGATGAAGGTTCAAGAATAATATCTAAAAGCTTTTCAAAGAATAGTGAAAAAGAATTAAAGGCAATTGAAGCGGCTAATAAAAAGAAACTTGATGCTGAAAAGAAACTTCAAGACGATATAAATAAAGTTGGTGGTAAAGCCTTTTTGGAAAATGAGGCAAGGGCTGAAAAAATAAGGGAGGCGGCGTTAAACAAAAGCAAGGCGGATGCAGCGTTGTTATTAAAGACTGAGGATGGATTAAATCAAGCTATTGCCGATAAAAAGAAAAAGCGTGGAAGCTTGGTTTTTGGCACTCCAGAATTTAAAAAGGTTGAAGCAGAAATAAAGCAACTTGAAAAAGAATTAGAAAAGTTTAACCCATCTAAGGCAGGTTCAAAAGGCGGTGAAAAGTTTGTAAAATCATTTACCGAAGGTTCACTTGCAGCCCTCGAAGACGAACGAAGCAAATTGCAAACCGCGTTTTCCAACGCCGTGGTTGGCTCAGGAACACAGAAAGAACTTGCGGTAAAGTTGAACGCGATTAATAACCAAATTAAAACGGCGGTTGAAGAACAAAATCAAATCATAGCCGATGCGTCACGGGGTAACTTGCTTAAAAATCTTCAGGATGCCCAGCAACTTGCAACGCTTCCATTAACAACAACTCCTTTAAAAAGTGTAAAGGCTTCCGATTTAGCAAAAAAGGAAAAGGAAGATTTAAAAAAGGTACAAGATGAAATTATAAAAAACTCAGCCGATGCAGCAAAGAAACAAAAAGAAATAAATGACCAGCAATTAAAAGACAAACAAGAAAATACTCAAAAATTAATTGATTCAGTTAGTAACTCAATCTTGTCAGTTACCGACATTATCGCAACCTTCCAGCAAGCACGCGCGGAAAAAGAAGCTGAGGCGATAAACGAGCAAATAACAAACACGGAAAACAATATTACAGAACTTGAGGCAAAAGCGGAAAAGGCATCGGGAATAAGAAAGAAAAGAATTGAAAGAGATATTGCCTCCCAAAAGGAATTATTAAAGCAACAACAAGCCGAAGCCGAAGCACTGAGGATTAAAGCGGCAAAAGAAGAAAAACGCATTGCAATTATTCAAGCAATCATTCAAGGCGCTTTAGCTTTTCAAAGAGCTTTGGCACAAGGTAGCTTCTTACTTGCTATTCCCACGGGTATCGCAGCCGCCGCTCAGATTGCAACCATTGCAGCCCAGCCCCTTGCCGAGGGTGGCGTGGTCACAGGGCAACGGGTGAATCAAAAGCAAAACATACCAACGCGTTCAAACGGTGACAATGTACTTGCATACGTTAAACGCGGTGAGGTTGTATTGAACCAACGCCAGCAAAGTTTATTAGGCGGTTCTCCCACATTCAGGCGGCTTGGTATCAAAGGTTTTGCTGAGGGTGGCATGGTTCCACCGATTAGCCCACCGATACAAGGCTTAGGTTTACAGGGAAACATGAACGAATTTTTGCAAGTCATGGAGGCAAAGACAGACGCGATAAACAATAGGATTGACAGGCTTCAAGCATACGTTGTAAGCGAGGATATTGCGCGCGATCTTGCTGAGGGAAATAAATTGAAAATAAACGCCACTTTATAAATGTGTAATTGTATGAAGACAGGAAACATTTGGGGAGAACTTGGTTCACGCATTCCAGAGGAATACAAGGCGCAAGTTATCGCCACGGTAAATAGGACTTACAGGGTTTTAAGCATTGACCCAAACGACATGGATTATTTGTTCAATGTTTATAACAACTTTGTGAATCATTACGAGCCTGAGCGGCGAAATTGTCCCGCGTGTCGGACAAAAGTCGTTGGTAAAATGAGGCAAATAGTACAATATTGGAATGAAAATGGATGAATTTCAAATGATTAACGAAGATTTATTGCAGGATTTTACTCATGAAATCTTGAATAAATACAGTGCATTTTGCCAAAAGGAAGGCATTGTTCCCAGTTTCTTTCATCTTATTTCCTTCCTCGTTAAAACCGACGTGGTTAAGGAAAAGACGGTGGCAAAGTATATGGTTATGCACCTTTACCCAAATAGCCTTTATTCAAATGATTCAAAAATGGATGCCATGATGGAAATAAGCGTACGCACGGGTATTTCTAAGAAACACGTTTATAACATGGTTCAGCATCCTGAAAGGTTTGGTTTTCAAATCAAGCAAAAAAGAAAAGATAAAAAGAAGACCGAGTAATTTTGTAAATAAATTATTTTTATTTTATGACATACGCCGATTATCCAGATGCTGCAAAGAACAACGCACGACGCGCACTTGACCACAAAGAAAAGAATGGTTCGGATTGCGGAACGCTTGTTGGTTGGCAACGGGCAAATCAAATTGCCAATGGTGAAGGCTTATCGGAAGAAACGGTGCAACGTACCTACTCTTTTTTAAGCCGCGCTGAAACGTACGACCAAGGCAAATACTTTGATGAAAATGGTTCGGAGATTTGCGGCTCAGTAATGTACGACGCATGGGGCGGGAGCGCTATGAGGGTTTGGGCTGAGGCAAAGTACAAGGCGATACAAAAGGACAAAGCGAAAAACATGGCAAAGGTAAGTATAGATATTTTAGGGGAAATTTCGGAATCGGTTAATTCTTACAACTCGGTAAGGGCAAAGATTAACCAGGCGAACGGGCAGCCAATTAATTTAACAATATCCTCAGGCGGTGGCAGCGTCACCGAAGGCATGGGTATTGCTGACTTAGTGGCTAATTACCCGGAAGAAACCACGGCAACAGGAATCGGCTTGGTAGCAAGCATTGCAACGGTTGTACTGTTGGCAGCGGATAAAGTTAAGATGACTGAGAATGCTTTCATGATGATCCACCGACCTTGGAGTTACACGATGGGTAACGCCGACGAGCTCGAGGCAACGGCTGAATTGTTGGATAAAATGGAAGCAAAGTTACTTGACATTTACACGGCTTCGGTTATTAAACGCAAAGGAGAACAAAAGAACCTAAAGGAAATTATTACGAATATGATGGCAGCTGAAACATGGCTGACCGCTCAGGAGGCATTAGAATTTGGCTTCATTGATGAAATTGTTAAAGTTGGCGAAAAAAACATAGATATGTTACCGTTGCAAAATAGCCTAAACAAGTTCTTGAATGTACCAGCCGCATTATTAAACAATACAAAAAAAGAAGATGAAATGGGTAGTTCTATTTTAGAAAAAATCAAAAGCCTTCTTAATAGCATAGATGAAACTCCCACCGTGGAAAATGTTATTGAGGAGGAGAAAGTAATTGAAGAACCTCAAATGGATGAAGTCGAAACGGCTATTTCCATGTTAAAGGAAAAAGGTTACATTGTAATGTCACCAGACGAAATGGACGCTATTAACTCAAAGCAAAAAGAGGAAATGGATTCAATGTACAAAAAGACCGAAGAACAAAAGAACTCGATTACTGAAATTGAATCGGTTCTGGAGACATTGGGCAATGAATTAGTCGCACTTAGGGCGCAAGTTAAAAAAGGCGTTGGACTTCCTTCGGGCGGCTCAGCGCACGAAAAGGTTCAGGAAACAAAAGCGAAATCGAGTTATTTTGATTCTTTCGCTTCATTAGTTCAAACTAAAATCTCACAAAGATAATGGCAACAGCAAACGTCAATGGTTTTCTCGATTCAAATACATACGTCGGGCAAAACAGTTTAAACCGCACCAACCCGTATGCCAATGCAAATGGAGTAAACGCGGAGCAATTATACGGAATTGATACCTTTACGGATCGCATTCCCGTATCCTTCACTTATGGCACTTCCTCGGCTGGAAAGCGTTTAAACTTTGCACCGCTTACAGGTGTAACAAGCGCAAGCGATTTTTATAAGGTTACCGTAATGGACGAATCAGGTAACGAGGCATACGCCAACTGGCAATCCTCAGCACCAACCGCTATTTTACAAATCAATACCTCGGCGTTAAACGCGGGTAATGATTGGAAAGTATTATTTGCCGTGGCAACAACCGCAGGCGCAAAAACAGAGTTTTCATTTGGTATTGAGGATGCTTTTGTTTTAACAAATACGTCTGCAACCATTTCTTACCCAAACCTTTAAAATTAAAAACAAATGGCATTAGTTGAAATAAGCCAACTTGACGTATCCTTTAGAGGTACGGAGGCAAATAACATTTTTTTAGAACCAGTATTCTTTGATGATGACCTTCGCGGACAATTCCGTGTACTTGGCAACGTCGCAAATAAAAAGAAAATGGTTTTCGTACAGCAGTTGGAAAACATTGTAAGAAAGTACTCAGGCTGCGGATTTAATCCCATTGGGGCAACTGACATTTATCAGCGTACCATCGACGTTGAAAAAATGAAGGTGGATCTTGAAATGTGTTGGGACGAGTTCGAGGATACCGTTTTTGAGGAGTTGTTAAAAACAGGTACAAGGCTTCCAGACGTATCGGGAACTTTGATTGAAAATATTCTTTTGACCCGTACACAACAAGCAATAAGAAATGACATTACCCGTCTTTCTTACTTCGGTGACCAATCTTCAAACAATCCTAACTTTGATTCATTAGACGGTTTTTGGACTGTTTATTATCCTCAGTTAGTTACGCAAGACTTGGTTCCACGTTGCAACACTGGTTCAGGTTCTGACCTTGGCGCAGGTGACGGCTTCGCAATCCTTCGCGCGGTGTATGACCAGGCTCCTTTGCAGTTGAAAGGTTTACCTGCCAATCAAAAGGTGTTCAATGTTACGCAAAGCGTTTATTCTCAATTAAGGGAAGACATTGAAAACGGCGGCGGTGGTGACTACGGTTTACTTCAGTTGATTAACGGGGTTGAGCAATTCACCTTCCGTGGGGTAACCGTTATTCCTCAATTCCGTTGGGACGATATTGCAACAGGACTTGGAACAACCAAACCTCATTATGTGGAATATACAACGCCTCAAAACAAGGTACTTGCAACCGACGTATTAAGCCCTGAAACGGCTTTGGAACTTTGGTATGACCAGAAAGACGAAAAGGTGTACATTAAAGCGCGCTTCAAAATGGGCGTTAATTATATTCACCCATCTTTAATCAGCTTAGGCTACTAATCAAAACGAATGAGCGCAATAACAGGCGGTTGGCTTAATCAATGTACAGATGGCACTTGCGCTGGTGGTATTGGCAAATTTTATGTTGCTAATGCTAATCAAGTGACAAGTATAACCAACAACGCATCGGGAGCAACCACGGCAATAACAATGACCTCCACGGCTGCCGTGTTTTACGAGATTGAATTTAGGGATAACTCAGGAGCATTCACGGAAACAGTGACGCAAGACCCTGATACTTTGTCAGTAGCCATTGAGCAAAGTTTAACGGGTGTAATCAACTGCCGTGACCAAGAGTTACGTAACCTTATAAATGACATGGCAGGTCAGGCGTGCGGCTTGGTTTGTGTGCACGTGGAAAACACGGGTAACTATTGGATTTGGGGCGTTGAACCAGTTGGCGGTAAGAAAAGGGTGGCAAGGTTAACAAGTGCGGAAGGTTTATCGGGTGCATTGTTTACCGATTCAAATCAAGAAACATTGACCATTACTTGTAGAACCACGGAGAAAGCAAGGTTTATCGTAAACGGCGCAACAGTGATGAACGCCTTAGATTAATAAAAGTATGATAGTTAGAGAAAAAAGTAGGCAAATGCTTTACGTTGGGGCTGACCTTTCGGGCAAAGCTGGCATTATTCGAAAAACTATCGGCGAACTTTCACAAAACGAATTGAGGGCTTGGTATAAATCAAGCCCTCAGGACGTTGGGCAACACGTCATTTATACCCCTGAGAAAAAAAGATATGAGCCAACAATTAAAGAAAATACAGGCAGTCCCGAACAGGAATAATCGAGTAAGTAAAAGGAATCAAAGCCCTTTACTTGCTTCGGTAACTTTAGATACCTCCAATACAATGCTTGTAAAAGAGGACATTTTTAATGAGCCGTCACGGGAGAGGCTTGATTTCACGGGGGCAAAATGGGTGCGGTTCTTTACACAAAAAGACGACTTTTTAAAGAGCCTTATAGCCATTGTTAACAATTCGCCGACGTTACGAAGGATAATTGAAGATAAAACAAACATGGTCGTTGGTGACGGCTTCATTCCCATGAAGGGCAAGGCAAATACCTTGCTTACCACTTCCATGAAGGGCGAAGTTATCACCGACGATTCTTTAAGCGAAATAGAAGATGTTATTTCACAAGTTAATTTACATGGTCAAAATCTTCAGGAGGTTTTGGCTCAGCTTGCTTTTGACTATGATGCTTTTGGGAATAGCTTTTGCGAAATTGTTAAAGGCAAAGTAGGCAGCGAGCCATTTACTTATATTTACCATGTACCCGTTTATAACGTTGGTATAAGGAAAGCGGAAGCGGACCAGATTATAAAATCAGTTGGCATTTATGACAATTGGGAAGAAGTGCCACTTACAACAGACGGCGTATTTTACGAAAGCGAAGGATTCAGGGAAGTGCCGATTTATCCAGATTTTAAAAAGTTTGAAGACGGAACGCAAAGAAGCGTTGTTCATGTTAAGCAATACGCCGCAGGCTATTTTTACTTCGGTTTACCTGAATGGATAGGCGCGAAAATGTGGGCTGAAATTGAATACAGAATTCAAAGATTTAATACAAGCAAGTTTGAAAACGGCTTCATGCCTTCAGGGGTGATGCAATTCTTCGGGTCAATTACGCCTGATCAGGCAAAGAAATTGGTTGAAGGCATAGAAAGCAAGTTCACGGGAATGGGGAATAATCATAAGTTATTCGTACAAGTTCTCCGTGACGAAAAATTAAAAGCAAATTGGATCCCCACCTCAAAAGAAAGCGAGGGAGAATTTTTAAACTTGCAAAACTTAGCAGCCTCGGCGATTGTCGTGGCTAACAGGTGGAGTAAGTCACTTGCAGGCTTCGCCACGGCGGGGCAACTTGGAAGCAATCAACAGATACGTCAGGAAATGGAATACTTGCAAAGTACGGTAATTAAGCCGCGCCAAAACTTGATGTTATCTAAAATTATAAATCCTTATTTAGCCGAAATTGGGCAATACAACCCAGTATTTAAAGACGTTCAATTCTCAATATCAAATACTTTACCCGTGTCATTCATGGGTGAAATTAAGGTTGAAGATAATTTGACGCAAGACGAAAAGAGGGAAATATTAGGTTATTCACCAATCGAAACAAATGAGCCAATTAATACAACCGTCTGAGGTAATAAGCGGCGGAGTTGCAAGACCAACGCCAGCCGACATAAGACTTGATAAAAGCCTTATAAGCCCTCATATTCAAGATGCGGAGTTTCAATGGATTGTCCCAGCGATTGGCGTATCTTTTTACGACGCCCTTGTTGCTGACAAAGGAAGTTCAACAGCCTTCACGTCAACGGCTTATCAAGCGTTATGGAATGACCACTTAAAATCCTTTTGCGCCAACGCCGTGTTATACGAGGCAGCCCCGTACATGGTGATGCAACTTGGTACAAATGGACTTTATACACTTGATAATGAGTACGGGCAAAACGTGGGGGTTGACGGATTGAAATTTTATCAAGACACCATGCTTCAAAGGTTGGGAGTAAAGAAGAAAAGGATTAAGGATTATTTGTGTACTTGCGCAAGTAATTTAATAGGATTTATTCCCAGTGCCATTGGTTGCCCTGAGGCAACTTGCAATGAGGATGAAGAAATATTTGATATTTATAACACGATGGGAATAGTACTATGAGTGAAATAAAACCAAAAAAGGAACGTAAGTTTTTAAAGGCATTAGGAAAAATCGGAGAGGTTTTGATTCAAGAACTTTTTTCCAGAGTAGGGAGCAATTTGATTCGAAAGATTGGAGGTAAAAAAACTTTGCCTTCAATTCTTTTTATATTCCTTTCCCTCAGCCTTTATGCCCAATTCCCCAACACATTGAACAAACAAAGATTAGGTTTCCAGACCACGGCTGACGGGTTGGTTTGGCGTGGTGCATTGTCCGACACAGCATCCATTCAACCGATAAATAACCAAAACGCATGGGTGATTCTTGATACCATTAACCTTAAATTTTATACGTTTGATTTTACATCCAATGTTTGGAACTTGGTAGGCGGTGCATTGACTATGCCTTTTGATTCCATTACCTTTAACACGGCAAAGAATGGCACGGTTGGCGTGGGCGAAGTGGAATACAATGATACACAGGGAAGTTTAATACAAGGGTTAAAAGGCGGTAATGTTACCAATGTTATTGGTCAACAATTATACCAACGGGTTAACAATCGAACTGGTGCACCATTGGCAAAGGGTGACGTGGTTTATTTGGCAGGCAGTCAGGGCAATCGAATAACAGTAGCAAAAGGTTTAGCGGTTAGTGATGCTTTTTCAGCTAATACTTTTGGTGTAGTTGCAGAAGCTATTGCGGATAATCAAAGCGGTTTTATTATTACCGAAGGATTAATAACAGGCTTAAACACCTCATCCTTAACAGAAGATAGCGCGGTTTATTTATCGCCAACGGTGGCAGGTGCATTGACTTCTACAAAGCCGCAAGCACCACAGCACAGCGTATATATTGGAGTATGTGTAAAAAGCAATAACGGTTCGGGAGAATTGTTTGTTAAAATAAGAAATGGTCAGGAATTGGACGAACTTCACGATGTTCGGATAACCTCACCAGTCGACAAGGCTTCTTTATATTATTCAGGTGGATTGTGGAGAGATACAACAGCAGATCTTTTGGTAAGTGACACGGCTTCGATGCTTACACCTTATTTAAGGAAATTAGATACTATTTCACTTTCAAATAGAATTAACACAAAATTAAATTTATCAGATACCTCAAATATGTTGCTACCTTATTTAAGGAAGGCTGACACTACAAATATGTTATTACCTTACTTTCGAGATGCTGACACAACTTCTTTAAATCTTACCTCCAGATTTAACACTAAAGTAAATTTATCAGATACCTCAAATATGTTAGTGCCATACCTTCGGAAGGCTGATACTACTTTGATGCTATCCAAATATTTAAGGAGAGCGGATACATCATTATTAAATTTAACTTCAAGATTTGCGACTAAATTAAATATAAGCGACACAGCTTCGATGCTTACACCTTACTTTCGAGATGCTGACACATCATTATTAAATCTTACCTCAAGATTTGCGACTAAATTAAATATAAGCGACACAGCTTCAATGCTTACACCTTATTTAAGGAAATTAGATACTATTTCACTTTCAAATAGAATTAACACAAAATTAAATTTATCAGATACCTCAAATATGTTGCTACCTTATTTAAGGAAGGCTGACACTACAAATA